CACCACAGCACCACGATCACCAATCGTGAACGCTGCTTCTTACCTTGAGCACAGCATCCTTGCTGCACAGGGTAACTCTGAAAGTGCACAGTATGTTGCAGCTGCTAATGACAGCACTTCAACTAACACTGGTCTTACACTTCCGACCCATGCTGCAGAGTTCATCACCAGCACGTTCGGTGGCCGTCCAGCAGTTGACGCTTGTTCACGTGGCACACTCCCATCATCTGGTCTATCGTTTACGATTCCAGTTATGGGTACTGCACCAACCGCTGCAGTTGCTACTGAGGCTGGCACGTTCAGCAACACTGGCATGACGAGCACCTACCAGACGGTAGACATCAAGAAGTACGCTTCACAGAACACTGTGTCGTTTGAACTTCTAGACCGCTCTAACCCAGCGTTCTACGATGCTCTCATCTCAGAGATGGGTAAGGCTTACGCCAAGGCAACTGACAACGCTGTTATTGCTGCATTCACCGCTTCCGGTACTGCTGCTGCAACAACTGCTGCAACTGCTGCAGGTCTACAGTCATTCATCGCTGTTGAGGGTGCTGCAGCATTCAAGGGTACTTCTGAGTACGCTTCAAACCTTGTTGCTTCTACTGATCAGTGGGCTGCAATCCTTGGCTACGCTGACAGCAGTGGTCGTGCACTTTACAACGCTGTTGCACCTCAGAACGCTTCAGGTAACGCCTCGGTCTCGTCCATTACGGGCAACGTACTTGGCACCAACCTGTACGTAGATCCAAACATCAGCACCTCAGGTATTGTTGACGAGTCAGCATTCCTTGTTGTTCCTAACGCTGTAACCGTTTACGAATCACCAGCAACCCGTTTGCAGGTCAACGTCATCGGTACAGGCGAAGTCCAGATTGGTCTTTACGGCTACATGGGTATCGCTGTTAAGAAGGCTACAGGCGTTCGCCGCTACAACTTGGCTTAGTCCAAACCACCGTTGAGGGGGGCTGGTTGGTCCTGCCAGCCCCCTTTAACACCACCATCGAGGAGTCACCATGGCATACGTAACCATCACCGAGCTGAAAACTGCTTTAGGTGTAGGCGACCTGTACCCTGACACGATGCTCGATGATGTCATCCAGACCGCTGAAAGTGTTCTGGAACCATTCCTAGAGACCCATGCTGTCGGCATCGTTAGTGCCGTACTAGCCAACAACCAGGCCACCTTTGTTACCATCCGCCGTCACAACTACGCCATCGGGCAGTCCGTTGTGATCACTGGCACCGACTATGACGGCACCTACACTGTGCTCGACCGTTTGGCTTACTCGTTCACTGTTTACAAGAGTGGCACCGACACTGTAAGCCACCACTACCTACCTATGGGTAAGGCAGAACTTTCCACAGCTGCAACCTACGACAACGTTGTTGCTGTTCGTACTGCAGCAATGATGATTGCTGTCGATGTGTTCAACTCGTGGACTGTGCCCGGTGGGCAGGCTCAGGGCATCGACTTCCAGCCCGGACCATACATTATGGGTCGTTCAATTCTTTCCCGAGTAATGGGCCTTATCAGCCGTTACCGTGACGTGGATTCGATGATCGGATGAGCATAACCACCGCCCGCCAAGAATTAGCCACAGCCCTCGAGGGTGCAGGCTACACAGTGTTCAAGCAGCCGACCGAAAACATGCCAGTCCCGTGTGTGGTACTGGTGCCCGGTCAGCCTTATGTTGAGTTCCCAGTAGTCAACATAAACCGTCTAACCATGAACTTTAAGGCCACACTCATGGTGGCCATGATTGATAACCAAGCATCAATCATCAACCTTGAAACACTCATGTCTAAAGTTTTGGATGTCCTGCCATCAGGCGTTCAGATTGGCACATTCAGTCAGCCCGCTCTCGTACAAAACGGTCCGGTTGATTGCTTGTCCACCGAAGTAATACTCACAATACAAACCACAAAGGAGTAAGAGTAATGGCTCTTATCTATGCAACTGGTCATGACCTTACTCTGACCATTAACTCAGTCAATTACCAAGATGTTGCTGCATCAGCAACCTTGACAGTTGAGAACGATCAGCAGGTTATCGAAACCTTGGCAGGCCGTTCATACAAGACCGTAGCCAAGTCAGGTACGCTCGATGTTGAACTGTACCAAGACTGGAACAGCACCTCAAGCGGAACCACAAGCAACAGCGTTTGCAAGGCTCTCTGGAACCTAGCCAACACAGCACCAGACACCTCGATTACGGCCGTTCTTAAGTGTGGCAACACGACTGGTACTACTACTGTTTACACATTCGCCGTGTTCCCAGTATTCCCACCACTTGGTGGAGCTGCAAATGACGTTCTTACAACATCGGTTTCATTCGTTGTTGAAGATGGCACCGTAACAGCAACAACCGTCTAACGACAGAAAAGAGTAAGGACCATGAAAATCACAATCAGTTACGTTCATGGTGGGGTCGCTGGTGAGGTAACAACCTTGCCAGCAGACTTCATCAAGTGGGAACGCCACACGAAGCAGAAGTTTAGTGATCTGTGGAAGCAAGAAGGCAAGGATGTAAGCCTACGTATTGGGCTTGAGGATTTGGCTACACTCACATGGGCTGTCCTAGCTCGTAAGGGTACAACCAATGAACCGTTCGAAATCTGGCTAGACAACTTGGACAGCATTGAGGATTTCAGCGAGGGTGAAACAAACCCCACCCAGCCGGAAGCCTCAACCGACAGCGATTAAGTTTGGCTGTTGCTGGGGTTATCCGGCTTGAATGGGACGATTTGGACTGGCAAGACATAGCAACAATTAACGACCTTTACAAGGAGAGGTGACATGGCAGCACCAAGTCGTAGTATCAACTACCGTTCTGGCTCTGCTATAGAAATCGACCCTACAGAGTTTTTTGCTGTGCTTCGAGCTTTAAAAGAGTTACCAAAAGATGCTAATAAGGCTCTACGTCAAGAGGCTCGGGACATTGCTGATGACATTATCAAGCCCATTGTCATTGCTGAAATCTTGAAGCATGCACCATCTGTTGGTCCAACGCTGGCTCAGTCTGTACGTTCTGCTGGTGACCGTGTGCCTAAGGTAATCATCGGTAAAGCACGGGCACCGTACTACGGCAATCACCTTGTTAAGGGCACACAGGGACCTATTACAGGCAGGCAAGCCACTAGACGTCCTAAAGGTACACATGTATTGGCAAGCACTAACATGCTCCGTTATGGCTCGATTGTGGGCGTGTATCGCCGACAGGCTGGTAGTGCAGACCCGTCCGGTCGATACAAGTCTCGTGGTGATGAAGTGACGTGGCCACGTAATGTTGTTCGTCCAGGTTGGACTAAGGCTGCCAGTGATCGCTACATGAGGCCTACGTTTGCAGCTTGGGAATCGTCTGTGCAGGAAATCTGCCAAGACTGGCTAAGGGGGAAGTATGGCAGGTAGCATCGGTCGCTCAATCAGTATCGGGTTGAGTGCTAATACCAAGAACTTTGCTAAGAGCCTCAAGTCGGCTGAAAAGAACATGGACCGATTCAAGCATGCAGCCAAGGTTGCTGGCACTGCCATTGCTTCAGCATTTGCTGCTATGGGTGTTGCTGCTTTGGCATTCGGTAAGTCTGCCTTAACGGCTGCCATCGAGGATGAGAAAGCTCAAAAACTGTTAGCCAAAACCGTCAAGAATAATACAAAGGTCACTAAGGCCTACCAGCACACTATCGAAAAGTCTGTTACTGCTTTGCAGGATCAGTTCCACATTACTGATGACAAGTTACGGCCAGCGTTTAGTAAATTGATTACGGCAACAAAATCTGTCAGCAAGTCTCAAAAGATTATGAGGACTGCCCTCGATGTAAGTGCTGGGACAGGCAAAGATTTGGATGTTGTGGTCGGTGCCCTTTCCCGTGCATACCTAGGTAACAATACTGCCATTGGCAAACTTGGTGTTGGTATTGACAAGGCAAAACTTAAGGGCATGTCCTTTGACCAGTTGATGAAAACTCTTGGTAAAACTATGGGTGGTCAGGCTAAAGAAGCGGCAAACTCGTATACCGGTCAACTTGAGGGGCTCAAGATTGCTTGGTCGGAGTTCCAAGAGGGTGTGGGTTACGAGTTACTGCCCTATCTTAAGAATCTGCTTATATGGGTCAAGGGCGAATTCTTTCCCTTCCTCGGTGATGTCAAGGCTGGATTTGGTGGGACTTACAAAGATAATGTAACCCCAAAGATTAAATCAATGGGCCGTGCCATGGGTCTTACTCCAGACGGTAAACCTGCTGGCGTCACATTAGGTGAGTCACTTAAGCGTATGGCCGATAGTTTGGCAGAATTATTTAAGAAACTTGGTGGTGCTGAGACTGGCAAAACCACCACAACTTTGGAAGATTTAGCCGCTGCTATGACCAAACTGGCGGACGGTATCACCGCTGTAACTAATGCTGTTTCCAAAGCTGGTGACGTTGACGCTTTTATTAGGCGATGGAATGCCAGAATTACTAACTGGATTCTTCCCGGAGCAGACATGCCTGAGGGACAATCAACAAGCACTCAGGCTTCTGGTGGCCCGGTACGAGGTGGCAGACCTTACCTTGTAGGCGAGAACGGTCCAGAAATGTTTGTTCCATCAGGTGCAGGCGGTATCCGTACAGCATCCCAAACCCGTGGCATGGGCTATGGCTCAACCGTGATTAACCTGAATGGCATTGTGGATGCTGAATCAGCTCGCCGAAGCATTGAACGATTAATGAGACAATCAAGCCTACGAACGGGCACAGTTAACTTGAACGGAAGTATCTTTTAATGAGCACGTGGACCCCCACATTTACCCTTACTGATGGTGCAGCGATTCCAACGAGTTGGTCAAATCATGCCGAAATACAATCCATCAACATCAGTGGCGGACGGTACGACACCACAACACAGCCCACTGGCAGAACCATGACTGTGCAACTAACCCCACTAACAAGTTTTACACCACCCACCATTGCCAACACCATCCAGTTGTACACCGAAGTTGGTGGCTTTGCCTACGACTTGTTTAACGGGCTTATCACAGACATCTCATTCTCGTACCGTAACTACGGCAACGGAAATGGTATCCCCACCTACACAATCACAGCAATGTCAGCCATTGGCACAATGGAATGGAACACTTGCACACCTCGAACTATTGCCAGCGATTACGCTGGTGCCCAAATCCTTTCAATGATGAGTGACTGGGGATTAACAAACCAACCCGACTACAATTCCACCACCATGCCACAAACAGGTGGAGCAGTGCTCACAGCAATTACACTAACCACAAGCGACAATCTTTATGACGTTGTTCGAGGTTGTGCCCAGAGTGCTGGTGGCACAGTTTATGAACTAGCCACAGGCGACATTTACTATGATCGCCGTATAGACCGGTCAAACCGTACAGCATTCTCACTGTCCACCAGCGACATTGACTCATCGGTATCATTTACACGTTCGCTCACTGCTATTGGTAATGCCTGCATTGTTGCTCGAGTGGGTACAGACGGCTCAGCTAGCGACACCACATCCATTGGTAAGTTTGGTAGACGGCAAGGAACCAGAGACACCAGACTAAACAGTGTTACAGATGCCAACACTCTTGCCAGTGCCTATGTTGCAGCATTCAAGTCACCTGTATGGCGACCAGATAACATCAGCTGCACACTAACCAACCCAGGCATGTCTGATGCAACCAGAGCCAACCTGCTAGGCGTGTTCTGTGGATCCAAAGTAACCATTCCAGTACCATCAGAACTTGGTGGCGGAACAGCCACCTACTTTGTTGAAAACTTTACATGGACTACAGGTGTCGGATACCTAAACGTGTCCCTAGGTTTAGCCCCAACGGCTGACACCATCTAACGATAGGATAAACACATGGCTTTTCATAAACCAACCAACAGCAACACCGTGACCTGCAAGTACGGCACTAAAGGTGCACGATGGATGTGTGGACATCACACAGGCACAGATTATGCAGGCAACGCTGGCGATCCTGTTTATGCCGTAGCAGGTGGCAAAGTTGTACATGCCAACCGTATGAATGGATGGGGCTTGTCCTATGGTATCCACATCATTATCGAATCTGAGGGTGTTGTTGAGGGCAAACTACAAACCCTTTATGCCCACCTTTCTTACGTCAACCTTGAGGTAATTGGCAAGGGCACCGTTAAGGCTGGCGATGTCATCGGCTATGTAGGTTCTACAGGCACCAACAGCACGGGACCACACCTACACCTAGAGATGAGGGTTGCACCATTCTTGTACAACAACAAGTGCATTGATCCTGAATCGGTTATCAAACTGTCCACACCACCAGTCAAGAAGCCACCAGTTAAGAAAGTAGGTTCAGTCAAACCATGAGCCACGACACCTTGACCCAACTCACTGCAGCTGCTGGAACTGTCGCCCGGGTCTTTGTCACCACCTTTATTGCAGCCATCCTGACAGCAGGGAACTACTCAGAGACATCAGTGAAAGCGGCTTTGTATGCCGGAGCAGGGTCTGTGCTCATGGTGACCTACAACTATCTGAACAAATCGGACACCCGATACGGTATTGGTTATGTCCCAAGGTGAACCCACATTAGGTGAAATCCTGAGACGGCTCGATGAACTAGCCCAAGATGTTAAAGACCTACCCCTACGGGTTCAGGAGGAGTTTGTACGCCGTGAAACTTATGTTGCTGAACGCCGTCACATTGATGATCGTGTCAGCCGTCTTGAGTCACGTAGTGAGTGGATTGTTAGGACTGTAGGGGCTTTAGTTATCGGTCTGGTAGTTGGAGCTTCATCACTCTTTAGATAACGGTCTAGGGCCTTACAATGGGCTTATGGACGTACCGCCAGAACCCACCCCAGTAGCCTCGATGCTGCACCATGTTCGGGAACAAATCTTTCCAGAGGGTGCTTTGTGCACTGCATGGGTGCTTTCCACCGAGTGGATGTCTGCAGATGGCGAGTGGTACACGTTTACAATCACTGACGATTCTGCCCCTGTTTGGCACCATGTGGGCCTACTGGCTAAGTCAAGCCAAGAGTTGGATGCTGAGATGGCTGACGACACACCTGACCTCGATTGACTTGACACGTTGCTAAATAGGCGTATGGTTATCTATGTGCCCAACCCCGGGCATTATGAAAGGACCGAGAATGATTAAAGCAATCAACGCCACAGGCTGGGCCATCGTCCTAGTCGGATTACTGGTAGGCGAAACCATCAACCCAGCACTACTTGTAGCACTAGTAGCTGCATCAGGCTTCTGCTTTTGGCTATCACACGCCCTCTATAAAGAGGTGTTGCACCACCGTTACTCGGTGCAAGATGCACCTATCGCTTCACAACTTTCACGTGATCTAAGGATTGAGGTCTAACCATGGCACAGCAGACAGGCCTTGAATGGCTACGAGCACGAATGGACGAACTGGGCTACAAGAACCTAGATACCGTTGCTGCAGAGATTGGAACCCACCGGGGCAACCTGTGGCGATACTTCAACCACGACAACATCCCAAACATGGGACTACTGCCAGCAATGTGTGAAGTACTGGGGAGCAACCCAACTGAACTACTACGTGCCCTCAAGATTCTAGGTCCACGACAAACAGTATGACCGTCTGGAGCCAACAGCGGCACGATGAAAGTATTTGGGCACAGGACCTGTTCGTAGACATCCTGAACTACAAAACTGACCGTAACGCCAAGGTAAACGACAACATCTACGGCATCGATGTCGTAACCGATGAATACGACTTTGAAATTGAAATCAAACACAACTGGGTAGGTAGGGAGTTCATTTATGACACCATGCACTATGCAGAACGTAAACGAAAGTTCATCACACCAAGATCGTTCTTTGTGACATTCAACTCCGATGCCACAAGGTACTTCATCACCCACTCAAGTGCATTGAAAGACCAGAACGTCATCATGAAAGACACCAAGTACAGCACACTAGAACCGTTCATTGTGGTTCCTGTCAGACTGGGCCACTTTAATGATGTTCCTAACGAAATCAGAAAGGCTTATCCATGAGCTTTAACATGAACGACTACATTGACGTAAAGACCCGTATCACGATGCTGTACGCCAAGTGGCCTGAGGCATCAATCCAGTTCCAATTCATGGGAACACTTGATCATGATCCAGAAATGATTTGGGGCATTGCTCACGTTTACCGGACACCAGATGACCGCCAGCCAGCAACAGGCACAGCCCAAGAACTAGCCAAGGGCAAAACAAACTTCACTCGAGGCTCAGAACTACAGAACCTTGAGACCAGTGCTGTTGGACGTGCCCTAGGCATGCTGGGTATTGGTATAGAAAAGGGCTTGGCAACCTCAGACGAGATTGAAGCTGCACAGGAACGCCAACAGGCAAGCCCGGCCTACAAGGGAAGTGTCACATCGGCTCTTGCCAGCGAGAAGCAACTTGAGACGATCACTAAGTTGATGCCATCAGCCCAGTACGTGTCAGACTGGAAAGCGGAACGAAACATTACAGGCAAAATCAACAAAGCCGAAGCATCAGACCTGATTGCTGACCTAATCAACCTGAAAGCACAGAACAAAGATGGCTGAATTAAGAACATACAATGTTGAAAGCTTGGCCAATAGTGATCCGAATGAAGTAGTTAGTGCTTTGAATGCAATTGAACGTGTGACTCACTATGTAATTCAACATTTTGAAATGTGGCTAGAACAATATGATGTCACTGGCAAATTGCCTGATGAAGCATTGCTAAAAGGTCCAATCTTGCAGGACATAAACACGTTATTGGATCGTGGAAAGGTACAAGCATGGCCAGGGTAACGCTTCTAGACACACCAGCTGCACACTTCGATGCAGGCTTCTGCAACGGGCTCATGATGCTCGCTTCATGGATACGAGACAACGAACGGCCATCGGCACAAACAAAACGAATACTCGAAATGATTACCGAACTAGCAGGAGAACCAAAGCATGAGAATTAACATGACAGCCGTAGGCAACCTCACCAAAGACCCAGAACTACGCTTCACAGCATCAGGTAAAGCAGTAGCCAACCTAGTCATCGCCTGCAGTGAACGAAAGTTTGATAAAGAAACCAACACATGGAGTGACGGCAACACAGTGTTTATCACTGCCACCGTATGGGGCAAAATGGCTGAGAATGCCACAGAGAGCCTACAAAAGGGCATGCAGGTCATTGCCACTGGTGTTCTACGCCAACACGAGTATGAGGACAAGCAAGGGGCACAACAACGCCGCCTCGAGCTCGAAGTAGACAACATTGGTGCAGGCCTATCAAACGCTGTAGCCAAGGTCGAAAAGATTAAACGAGACAGCCCACCGGCATCCGTTGATCCTTGGGGTCTAAACTTGCCCCAGTCAGACGAAGTACCATTCTAAACTTCTGCTGGTGGGGGCCCTTGCTTAGGACTGTCACCAGCAGAGCAAAGTTGTGGCTGGCCATTTACCTTAGGGGTGGCCAGTCACAGCCGTACAAATGTCAAGGCGTGACTCAAACCGCTGGCCTGCTAACCAACAGGCTCAACCGCCGTCCGAGGGCGTACCTCGGCATGGACGGACTACACCATGCAACCCCATCCCACACACAATCAAGGCAGGGAGAATGAAGCACTGTGATGCATAACCGAGTCACCATGCATTGCACTACAAGACAGTATTCATACATGGCGTGACTATCCGTAAGGATCCATACACCAGTACCGCTCATCCATGACGGACAGGATTTGGCTGCTCTTGGTAGCCATTCCCTGCCCACTAAGCCAATCAAGACAGGATTCAATCAGTGATACCAACAACAACAGCAAAGAAACTAGCAACACTAGAACAACAAATAGCAGAACAACAATTCATCATCAACAGACAAAAGACAATCATCCGGTCATTGGAGTCAGAGCTTGAGAAGTCCATTAGTGAACGTCTTAAGTGTCTAAAGTGCAGAGTAAAGTTAAGAGAGTTAAGGAGGAATGATGGGGGTACGTGCTAAGGGCTGGGCTAAGACACGACTGGCCATACTGCAGCGAGATGGATACGAGTGCCACTACTGTGGTGGTGTAGCCACAGAGGTAGACCACGTCATACCTCGAGCACATGGTGGTAGTGAGGAGCCAGAGAACCTAGTGGCATCATGCATGAGGTGTAACAGAAGCAAGGGCAAACGTATTGCACCTAAGAAACGCTTTTTTGAGGCGATGAATGGAC